GCAATACACTAGATTTAGATAAATTAACAGCAATACAAGCTAGAAATAAAGCGGGTATATATGTAGGTAGCGCGGGCGACTTATGCGTTTTATTATCAGGACAAAACGCACCAATTGCTACAGGCACTGCAGATGGAAATACTGCTAATAAACTAATAGATTCTGGAGCAAATTTTACAAGCATTAAAGGCGGTGTACAAAAAAGAGATATTGCTGTAAACTTAACAGATAGTACAGCTGCTTTTGTAGGTGCTGTAGATAGTGCAACTCAATTAGCTTTAGTTGATGTTTCAAATAGCAACTCAGATACTTTTCCTGACGGTAATGAAAATTACGAAATCTATAGAGCTATACTTTTTCAAAATATAGCGGCAGGTTCATTATTACCTATAGAAGTTGACAGAGTGTTTTCTTTAGGTACAACTACAACTGATATAATACTATTGTACTAAAATGCCTATTATTACAACAAGATTAAAATTAACAGCGGTAAATAATAGAATAATATTTCCCGATGTAGGATTAGCCGGTTTATTAACAGCAGACTACAACGAAGTTACCGCAGATTCAGATAGATATTTAGCTGATTCAACAACAACATAAAAATAAAAAATGGCTATACAAGTAATTAATATTGGTACTAATGCAAATGATGGTACTGGATCAACCCTACGTGCTGCATTTGATATATGTAATGATAACTTCGCTTTTTTTAAAGTAGAAGGTGATAATTTTGGTAATAGTTTATTAATAGGTCATTCAACTACCGGCACATTAAGCAGCGCAACTTCAAATACTGGTGTAGGTATAGGCGCACTAGATGCTTTAACTTCAGGAACACATAATGTAGGATTAGGTCATAATGCCGGCACAAGTATAACAACAGGTATACGAAATATAATTATAGGAGCCCCAGCCGGTGATTCGCTTACTACAGGACAATATAATATTGCTATAGGATATTTAGCTTTAAATAGCGAAGATGAACACGGAAGAAACGTAGCAATAGGGTATAAGGCATTAGAAGATCAAAACGCTGGTATTGATGCTTATAATGTAGGCGTAGGTTTTTTTGCTGGTTATCAAATAACAACAGGAAATTTTAATACTCTTATAGGGGGTTTAGCGGGTGATAATTTAACAACTGGCAGTAGAAACGTAGCTATTGGTTATTTAGCTTTAAGTAATGAAGATGGCAATGGAAGAAACGTAGCTATTGGTTATGAAGCTTTACAGTCTTTAAACGCGGGTGCTGATGCATATAATATAGCAATTGGTTATGAAGCCGGACAATTTATTTCAACAGGTGCTTATAACACTTTAATTGGAGGTTTAGCAGGTGATGTTTTATCTACTGGAGAAAGAAATGTAGCTTTAGGTTACCAAGCTTTATCAAGTGAAGTAGCGGGAGATCGTGCTGTAGCTATTGGTTATTCTGCTTTATTAAGTCAACAACAAAGTAGTACAGTTAGTACTTATAATGTTGCTGTAGGTTATAATACTAGTAAATTTATTTCAACAGGTGTACAAAATACTATTGTAGGAGGTTTAGCGGGCGATGCTTTAACAACAGGTAACAATAATGCCGTATTAGGTTATTTAGCTTTAAGCGCTGAAACTACAGGTTCTAATAATGTTGCTGTAGGTTATGCAGCTTTAAAAAGTTTAAATAACCAATATCAAGCTTATAATACAGCTGTTGGTGATTCAGCAGGTGAAGAAGTTACAACAGGTGTTTATAATACAATAGTTGGAGGTTTAGCGGGTGACGCTTTAACAGTAGGCAGTAACAACACAGCTATAGGATTTAAAGCGTTAAGTACTGAAGATTCGTATGGAACTAATACAGCTATAGGCGCATATGCTTTAGAAGATTTAAATGCAAATCAAAATGCTTACAACGTAGCTGTCGGTTATGAAGCCGGTAAAGAAATGACAACAGGAACCTTTAACAGTATTTTAGGTGGTTTTGCAGGAGATGCTTTAACAACAGGCTCACATAATGTTGCAATAGGCGCTTATGCTTTAAGTAGTGAAGATGGAAATGGCACAAATGTAGCTGTAGGTTATCAAGCTTTACAAGATTTAAATGCGGGAGCCGACGCATCTAATACAGCCGTAGGTTATGTTGCTGCTAGAAATACTACAACTGGTGTTGGTAATGCAGTTTTAGGTGGATATGCTTTAGATACAAATACTACAGGTTCTTATAATGTGGCTATAGGTCATCAAGCTTTGTTCAGCGGTACTAATAATGGCAGAAATATAGCTATTGGTAAAGGTGCATTGTTTAATCTTAATGTAGATGGTGCTGGTGGAAATGTAGCTGTTGGTTTTGAAGCTGGTAAATTAATCACAACAGGTCAATATAATGTATTAATAGGTTTAGCAGCTGGAGACAGTTTAACAACTGGTCATAACAATGTTGCTATTGGTATAAATGCTTTAAACGCTGAAGATGAACATGGTCATAATATAGCTATTGGTACTAATGCTTTATTAAACCAAAATGCAGGAACAGATGCTCGTAATGTTGCTATAGGATATGTTGCTGGAACAAATATAACTACAGGTGTAGAAAGTACAATTATTGGAGGTTTAGCGGGCGATGCTTTAACAACTGGTGAAAAAAACGTAGCTGTTGGCTATTCAGCATTAAGTACCGAAGACACAGGTAGCAGAAGCGTTGCTATTGGTAATGGTTCATTATTTACTCAAAACAATGATGATACTAATTATAATACAGCAGTTGGCCATAATTCAGGTTTAAGTATAACAACAGGTGTACAAAATACTATCATGGGGGGTTTAGCTGCAGACGCTTTAACAACTGGTAGTAATAACATTGTGATAGGCTACAATGCTGCTGCTTCTGCAGTTGATGTATCAAATGAAATAACACTTGGTGATTCTAATATAACTGCTTTTCGATGCAACGATCAATCTATAGCTTCTTTATCAGACGGTAGAGATAAATCTAATGTAAAAGAAAGTAAATATGGATTAGAATTTATAAATAAATTAAAGCCAGTACAGTTTACCTGGGATTATAGACCAGAAAACATGGGTGCAAAACAAGGCAAACAAAGCATAGGTTTTATTGCGCAAGACTTACAAGAAGCTATGCCTAATAAAGAAAATGAAATACTTGATTTAGTTTATGAAGTAAGTAAAAACAAGCTAGAAGCAAAATATGGTAATTTAATACCTATAATGGCAAAAGCAATACAAGAATTAAGTACAGAAATAAAAAAATTAAAAAAACAAATAAATGGCTAAACAAACTATAAATATAGGTGGAGCGGCTAATGACGGTACAGGAACTACATTAAGAGATTCTTTTGATATTGTTAATGATAATTTTACAGAATTATATGCAGGCGACTCTACAGCTTTAAGTTATAAAGTAGAAGGTAGTAATTTTACAGGGTCATTAATTATTGGGCATAATACTACAGGCACACTAAGCAATGCAGTTAAAAATACAGCTGTTGGATTACAGGCTTTAGAATCACTAACAAGCGGAGTTAATAATGTTGCTATGGGTAAAGAGGCTTTATCATCTGGTGCAGCTGATTCTGACAATGTAGCTATAGGTTTTCAAGCTATGGGTAGTTCAAATAATGCAAGAGCTTGTGTTGCTGTTGGTTATACAGCACTTAAATCTTTAAGTTATGGTATTTTAACATATGCTCAGAATGTAGCTATAGGTTTTCAATCAGGAACAGATGTAACTAGTGGAAACTACAATACTTTTGTTGGCGGACAATCAGGTTTTAGTATAACAACAGGATTTGGTAATATAGCAATAGGTTATCAAGCACTTTATAGTGAAGACGCGCATGGAACAAACATAGCGGTGGGCTATCAAGCATTAAGAAACCAAGATGCAGGTGCTCATGCTTATAATGTAGCTATTGGTTATACTACGGGTATAAATATATCTACTGGCGCGGCTAATACTTTAATAGGAGGTAATGCTGGTAATAATTTAACAACTGGTGGTGGAAATGTAGCTATTGGTTATTTAGCTTTAAGTACAGAAAATGCTCATGGTAAAAATGTTGCTATAGGTAAAGAAGCATTAAAAACTTTAGATGCAGGGCAGGACGGGTTTAATGTAGCTGTTGGTTTTGAAGCTGGTAAATTAATGACAACAGGTATTAGTAATAATATTATAGGAGCTTTAGCAGGAGATGCTTTAACAACAGGAAATAATAATGTAGCTATAGGTGTTTCGTCTTTGAGTGCTGAAACAGAAGGTAATAAAAATATTGCAATAGGTACAAATGCTCTATCTTCACAGAATAATACTTCTGATACAGACGCATATAACGTAGCTATAGGCCATAATACTGGTTTATCAATTACAACAGGTCCTTATAATACTTTAATTGGCGCATTTTCCGGTGACGCATTAACAGATGGTGATAATAATGCTACTCTTGGCTATTCTTCTTTATCTTCAGAAACTAGAGGAGATAAAAACGTAGCTATAGGCGCATATGCTTTACTTAATCAAAACAATACATCAGATACTGACGTATACAATGTAGCAGTTGGCTATGAAGCTGGTAAAAACATAACAACAGGAACTTTCAATACTCTTATAGGTGGCCAATCAGGAGATGCTATGACAATAGGAAATAATAATACAGCGGTAGGTTATGCTTCTTTAGGAGCTAATGTGGCGGCTGATAGAAATGTAGCTATTGGACACTCTGCTTTAAGTAATATGACTTCTGCTACTACAAGTGATACTTATAATACAGCAGTAGGTTTTCATGCTGGAAAAGATATGACCACAGCAGTTGCAAATACATTAGTAGGCGGCCAAACCGGTGATGCTTTAACAGTTGGGTCTTACAATGTAGCTATGGGTTACGCGGCTTTATCTGCTGAAGACGATCATGGAAAAAATATTGCTATAGGTTATCTTGCTTTACTGACTCAAGATGCAGGAGCAGATGCATATAATGTAGCAATAGGTTATGAAGTAGCTAGAAATATTACAACAGGTATAAAAAATGTTACTGTAGGAGCATTTGCTGGTGATGCAATAACTACTGGTGGTGAAAATATAGCTATAGGGTATGCATCTTTAAGTACTGAAGACGGGCATGGTAAAAATATAGCTATTGGTACTAATGCTTTACAAACCCAAAACGCAGGAACAAACGCTTATAATATAGCTATAGGTCATGATTCTGGTAAATCTATTACAACAGGTATTAATAATACAATAGTTGGAGGTAATGCTGGTGATGCTTTAACAACAGGTCAAAGAACTGTTGCTGTAGGATATTTAGCTTTATCTTCAGAAACTGGTTCTGATAGAAGCGTTGCTGTAGGTACTGATGCTTTAAAAAATCAAAATGTAAGCTCCGGTAATGCTTATAATGTAGCTGTAGGTGATTCAGCAGGTGAAGAAGTTACAACAGGTACAGCTAATACTTTAATAGGTGGTTTAGCAGGTGATGCATTAACAGAAGGTAATAATAATACAGTGTTTGGTTATAATAGTTTAAGTAATGAAACACTTGGCGATAGAAATGTTGCAATAGGAGTAAACACTTTATCTGTACAAAATAATACTTCTGATACAGACGTATATAATACAGCTGTTGGCTATAATGCTGGTTCATCTATTACAACAGGTGATAAAAATACTATTGCGGGTGGTTTAGCAGGCGACGCACTAACAGAAGGTAATAATAATACAGTGTTTGGCTATAATGCTCTAAGCGGCGAAACACTTGGCGATAGAAGTGTTGCAATAGGAGTAAATGCTTTGTCTACACAAAATAATACTTCTGATACAGACGTATACAATACAGCTGTTGGTTATAATGCTGGTTCATCTATGACAACAGGTATTGATAATGTTATAATAGGTGGCTTAGCGGGTGACGCTTTAACAACCGGCTCTTATAATATTGCAATAGGTAAAGAAGCTTTATCTACCGAAGATGCTCATGGAAGAAATGTAGCTATTGGTTATAGAGCTTTAACCGCTCAAGATGCGGGCGAAAACGCTTATAATATTGCTATAGGTTGGGATGCTGGTAGATCTATTACAACAGGTATTTATAATACATTGGTAGGTGGATTTTCCGGCGACGCTTTAACAGATGGAGATAATAATACTAGTCTTGGTTATGCTTCTTTATCTTCAGAAACCAGAGGAGATAGAAATGTAGCTATTGGTACTTATGCTTTATTTAATCAAAACAATACATCAGATACAGACATATATAATATTGCTATAGGTCATGTAGCAGGTTATAGTATTACAACAGGTGATAGAAATACATTAATTGGTGGTTTAGTAGCAGATTCTTTAACAACAGGACAATATAACACAGCAGTAGGTTATCAAGTATTAGCGTCTGAGGATGTTGGCAATAGAGCTGTTGGTGTTGGTTATCAAGCGCTTTATTCACAAAATAATTCTACTTCTACCGACACATATAATATAGCTTTAGGTTTTCAAGCAAGTTATAATATTACAACAGGTGTTAGAAATGTTACTTTAGGTGCATTTGCTGGTGATGCATTAACTACGGGAGAACATAATGTTGCGATTGGGCATGCTGCATTAACATCAGAAGATGCTCATGGTAAAACTACTGCTATAGGCTATCAAGCTTTATTTGTTCAAGATGCAGGAGCAGATGCATATAATGTAGCGGTTGGTTATCAAGCCGGTCTTGATGTTACTACAGGTATACATAATACTATTATTGGAAGTAATGCTGGTGATGCTTTGACTAGTGGTTCTTATAATATTGCAATAGGTAAAGAAGCTTTATCTACCGAAGATGCTCATGGAAAAAACATAGCTATAGGATACCATGCTTTAAGAGCACAAGACGCGGGCGCTGATGCGTTTAATGTAGCTATTGGTCATGAAGCAGGTAAAACTATTTCAACAGGTTCTAAAAATATATTAATAGGTGGTTTTGCAGGAGATGGTTTAACTGGCGGCGATAGTAATATTGCTATAGGTTATAACGCGTTGAGCGCAGATGATCAAGGTGATAGAAACATTGCAATAGGGCAAGGGGCTTTAAATACGCTTAACAATGGAAGTGGAAGTGGGTATAACGTAGCTCTTGGCTATAGCGCCGGTAATGACGTATCAAGTGGTCAACAAAACACTATTATAGGAGGTTTAGCTGGTGATAATATAACTACTGGTAGTAATAACATTGTAATAGGTTATAATGCTGCTGCTTCTGCAGTTGATGTATCTAATGAAATAACTTTAGGAAACAGTAGCATATCAGCTATTAGAGCGCAGGTAACCTCAATAAGCTCATTATCTGATAAAAGAGATAAAACAAATATTGAAGAATCAAAATACGGTATTAATTTTTTAAATAAATTAAAACCTGTTACCTTTACATGGGACCATAGAGATAATAGTTTAAATAAAGGTAAAAAAGATGTTGGGTTTGTAGCTCAAGATTTACAAGAAATAGATGATGAATATACGAGATTAGTTCATGATTCTAATCCTGATAAACTTGAAGCTACATATGGAAGACTAATCCCCATACTTGTAAAAGCAGTGCAAGAGCTGTCTGAAAAAGTAAAAGAATTAGAAAACAAGTAATAATTTGAAATAAATAATAACAATAAATTAATTAATTATGTCTTTAGAATACACACAAGAAAACGCTAATCAAGATGTTTTTTCAGTAGATGATAATATTAAAATTTGTCAAACTATAGAAGCTATTGATGAAGGTGTTAGAACAGATGAGCAAAAAGATGAGTTGTTTAGAAGTGTTGGCCATATTAAAATTAAAATGGCTATACCTCTTTTTGTATCAACTCTTTCTGCAACTCAAAAAGCAGCTATTGAAAAGCTAGAATTAAAATAGTAAATAATTATGGCGAGGAAAAAAGCTCCTTCAAGAAAAAAATCTTTAGGATATTACGCAAAAGTTAAAAAAGGGAAAAAAACTGGTAAAAAAGCCGGTGGTGGTATGACAGCAAAAGGGGTTGCTAAATATAGAAGAGATAATCCTGGAAGTAAATTAAAAACTGCTGTTACAACACCTCCTTCAAAACTAAAACCCGGCAGTAAAGCGGCTAAAAGAAGAAAGTCATTTTGCGCTAGATCTAGAAGTTGGACTTCTGAAAGAGGAAAAGCTGCTCGTAGAAAATGGAATTGTTAAAATAATGTCAAAGAAAAAATTTAAAGATACAAAAGTAGGTAAATTTTTATCTAACGTAGCCCCAAATATTGTAGGTGGCGTAGGCGATGTTTTACCTAATAGCGGTGTTTTAGGTATAGTTAAAAATCTTATATCAAAAGACGAAACAATAACAGTTGAAGATAAAGAAAAAGCATTAAAACTTTTAGAACAAGATATGGTTGAAATGCAAGAAGTTTCAAAAAGATGGTCAAGTGATATGAAGTCAGATTCATGGCTAAGTAAAAACACAAGACCTATGACACTTATATTTTTAACAATATCTTTAGTTATTTTGATTTTATTAGATAGTTTTAAAATACCATTTGAAATTAGTACTGGATGGGTAGATCTTTTAAAATCGCTTTTAATAACTGTATACGTGGCTTATTTTGGTTCACGTGGAGCTGAAAAGTTCCAAACAATTAGAAAACAATAAATTAAATTTAATAAAATGAAAAAAATAAAAAAAGAAGAGCTTGAGCTACTTCAAAAACAACAAACAGATAAACAAACGCTTTTAAACGCTATTGGTATAGCTGAAGCGCAAAAACACGATCTTTTACACGGATTATCAGGGTTAATGCAAAAAATAAAAGAAACTGCAGATACGCTTGAAAAAGAGTACGGTAAAATAAATGTAAATTTAGAAGACGGTACTTATGAAGAAGTAAAAGAAAAGGAAACTATTAAAGAATAAAAAAATACCTATGGCTAAGCTAATTAGAAAAATAAGCATAGGTACAGATTATAAAAATGAAGCAATGCATTACTCCGTAGGCCAAAACGTTTACGGAGGGCACTGCATATCGAACATTGTATTTAATGAAAGTGATAGTTCTTATAATATATATATTAAAAAGAACAATGAAACATTGCCTTGGAAAAAGTTTAATAAAAACATGGCTATCTCTATTGAATACGATTTAGAATATTAATGCAAAGTTTATTTAATTTTATAGTTGAGCCTAAAAATGGTAGATACACCAATACTGTTAAAATAGGTAAAAAAGAATTAATTATAAATACTTCTATTGAAGACCATAAATTTGTAAATCGTATAGGTATTGTAAAATCAATACCTTTAGTTGGCGAAACAAATATTAATGTAAACGATGAAGTAATTGTACATCATAATGTTTTTAGAAGATTTTATGATATAAGAGGTAATGAAAAAAATTCAACTTCTTATTTTAAAGAAGATTTATATTTTTGTTATCCTGACCAAATATTTTTATATAAAAGCAAAAATAAATGGAAAGCTCCATATGATTTTTGTTTTGTAAAACCGCTTGCTGAAAAAAACAATCTAAGTGTTAATAAGGAACAAAAACATATTGGTATATTAAAATATGGAAATAGTTCATTAAAAGCCGCTAAAGTAAGCGAGGGAGATATAATATGTTTTACTCCGAATAGCGAATATGAATTTATTATAGATAATAATAGATTATATCGTATGAAAACTAGAGATATTGCAATTAAATATGAATACAAAAAAAACGAAATCGAATATAATACAAGCTGGGCAAGTGGCAGTTGATGAATTAATAAAGGTAGCAAAAGAACCTATAGTAGATTCAGAAGATGATATATCAGCTGACCGTTTAAAAAATGCCGCAGCCACAAAAAAATTAGCAATATTTGATGCGTTTGAAATATTAAGACGTATTGAAGAAGAAGAGGCTTTATTAAATGATAAGCCCATAGAAACAAAAGCTAATTCATTTAAAGGTTTTGCAGAGGGTAGATCAAAATGAAATACGAACAAAGCTTATATAAAATATTAGATAATCATATAAAGCCAAAAACTATATCAACTTTAAATAGATATAAAAAATGGGAATATGGTTACAACGAAGAACACGATGTTGTTGTTATTAGTAGGAGCGGGAAGATAGGTGAGATATATGAAATACAAAATTTAAAAATAGCCTTGCCTTTACAAGAAAATATTTATAAACGCTCTAATAAAATTAAAGAACAATATTGGGAAGTTTTTGAATATTCTAAACAATTACAAAAAATTAAAAGTGTATTTGATTGGAATAAATATCCAGCAGATTTTAAAGATAAATGGTATGATTATATTGATGAAGAATTTAAAAGACGCGAAGAAGGCTTTTGGTTTTATAATAAAGGTTTACCTGTTTATATTACTGGGACTCATTATATGTACTTGCAGTGGAGCAAGATTGATGTTGGGAAGCCAGACTTTAGGGAAGCAAACAGATTATTCTATATATTCTGGGAAGCTTGCAAAGCAGACTTGCGATGCTACGGGATGTGCTATCTCAAAAACAGACGTTCAGGATTCTCTTTTATGGCCTCAGGTGAAATTGTCAATTTGGCAACAATATCATCTGACTCACGGTACGGGATACTGTCTAAATCAGGGGCTGATGCAAAGAAAATGTTTACCGATAAGGTGGTACCAATATCCGTCAACTATCCATTTTTTTTCAAACCCATACAAGACGGTATGGATAGACCAAAAACCGAATTGGCATACCGTGTCCCGGCAAGTAAATTCACCAGAAAGAAGCTATTGGCAAACGAGCGTATTGAGGGGAGCGAGGAGCTCGCAGGCCTCGACACAACCATCGACTGGAAGAATACAGGCGACAACTCGTACGACGGTGAGAAACTATCCCTCCTCATCCACGACGAGGCAGGTAAATGGGAGAAGCCAGAGAACATACTCAACAACTGGAGAGTTACCAAAACGACGTTAAGATTAGGAAGCAATGTAGTTGGTAAATGCATGATGGGTTCAACTAGTAATGCATTAGATAAAGGCGGTGAAAATTTTAAAAAATTATACAATGATTCAGACGTTACTAAACGAAATAGAAACGGACAAACAAGTTCAGGACTCTATTCTTTGTTCATACCTATGGAATGGAACTACGAAGGATACATTGATTCTTATGGATTACCTGTCTTCGATACGCCAACAGAAAAAGCTTTTACGCCAGATGGGTATAACATCAAACAGGGCGTAATTAATTATTGGGAAAATGAAGTTGAAGGTTTAAAGAATGACCAAGATACTTTAAATGAATTTTATAGACAATTTCCGCGTACAGAAAAACATGCGTTCAGAGATGAAACAAAACAATCTTTATTTAATCTAACTAAAATATATCAACAAATAGATTATAATGAAGATTTAAAAAGAACTAATGTTGTAACACGTGGTAATTTTCAATGGCAAAATGGTATAAAAGATAGTAAAGTACAATTTATACCAAATAATAAAGGAAGATTTAATATAAGTTGGATACCTGAAATAAATTTACAAAATCGTGTAATATTAAAACAAGGTATTCGTTATCCAGCAAATGAGCATATTGGTGCTTTTGGCTGTGATAGTTATGATATATCTGGTACAGTTGATAAAATTGGTTCTAATGGTGCATTGCACGGTCTTACTAAATTTAGTATGGAAAACGCTCCTTCTAATATGTTTTTTTTAGAATATGTAGCAAGACCTCAAACTGCAGAAATATTTTTTGAAGATATACTTATGGCATTAGTTTTTTATGGCATGCCAGTTCTTGCAGAAAATAATAAGCCAAGATTATTATATCATTTAAAAAGAAGAGGATATAGAGGTTTTTCAATGAATCGTCCTGACAAAATATATAATAATTTATCAATATCAGAAAAAGAAATAGGCGGTATACCAAATACTTCTTATGATATAAAGCAAGCGCATGCTGCTGCTATAGAATCTTATATTGAAAATTATGTAGGATTAATTAATGAAGATTATGGTAATATGTATTTTCAAAGAACATTAGAAGATTGGGCAAAATTTGATATTAATAATAGAACAAAATTTGACGCGTCAATTAGTTCTGGATTAGCTATAATGGCTTGTAATAAAAATTTATATAGGCCAAGTCAAATAAGACAAATAAAAAATATAAATCTTGGTATTAAAAAATATGATAACCGAGGTGTACGATCAAAAATAATTTAAACGAATGATTAATAAAGGCGTTAAAGGTTCTTTTCCTAGTCAAGCAGTAAGTGACGCTGAAAAAATGTCCGCTGAATATGGAGCAAAAGTTGGTAGAGCTATAGAGCATGAATGGTATAGTAATACAACTGCTTCAAATATGTATATGAATTATAGACAAAATTTTCATAATTTACGTTTATATGCAAGAGGAGAACAATCTGTAAGAAAATATAAAGATGAGCTATCGATAAATGGTGATTTAAGTTATTTAAACTTAGATTGGAAACCAGTTCCAATAATACCAAAATTTGTAGATATTGTTGTAAATGGTATGGCAGATAGGTCTTATGATGTAAAAGCATATTCGCAAGACCCTGCGGCTATTAAAGAACGTACGGATTATGTTGAAGCTATATCAACAGATATGAATGCTAAAGAATTAAATGATACTGTATTTAATCAATTAGGTGTAGATATATATAATACAGACCAAGCTAAATTACCTGAAACAAATGAGGAGTTACAGTTGCACAT